GTAAAGTTATTTTGCTCTTGGTATTTTATTTTCTTTAGCTTTTCTAAATTCTCTTGAACCAATGCTAATGCTCTATGAGGCATCCTGTAGAAGTAAGTATTGTCATGGTCAATATAATCCATAGTCATAGTTTCACCTACGACTCTTTCTACATTAGGAACATTCACACCAGCTTTTTTTACTATCTCAAACCATTCATTTACCTCGTGAGCCTTGGAGTCTGTCTTGTGAACTAATCGACCATCAGTATATATGTCAGAGCCAGAGAGTCCACCTTGTAAATTTCGTATATCGGCATCTATAAAATCTTCTGGTGATATACCTTTATCGTCTACATAGTAAGCAGCCAATGGTTTATCAAATGAAAGGCTATCATAACTAACTTTGTTCTCAGATAGCCATTGTCGTATTTCTTCTCCATACTTAACTTCAGCATCTGCTCGAGTTTCACAAGAGATAGAACCTCGAGCGGTGAAGATATCAATCTGCCAACCGTCTTTATGAAGTTGGTTTATTTTTCGGATTAATGGTTTGTTAGCTTTAGCATTTTTAAAGTTCCTATTGACAGGAAATGCTAGTGTATCGTCAAAATCTAATACTATACGTTTATGGTGTTTCATGCGAAAAATGATTCCAAAGAAGATGTTTCTTCTTCAGCCTTTTGTTGTTTATTGTTTACTAAAATATACTTTTCTCTTTTAAGATAAGAGCCTGGTGCTGTCATTACAACCTCACCTTTCTCTCGTAATTCTTTTGCGTTTGGAAAGAAAGTATTTATGGCTTCGATAGCATTGGTTTTATTTTCTCTTTTGCCGAGCTTCAAGATAGTATCTAAGTACTTAGGTGCTAGGTTGTCAATATCATTGAACTTATAAATTAGTTCTCTACAAGCTACTCTCCTATCCACATATTCATTTCTTTGATACCAAAGTCTATCGAGCTCTGCAGCCAAAGCTTCTTCTTTGTTGGCTTCTGCTGTAAGTGCACAATCATAATCAACCCACTTCTTACCTTCTGGTGAATAAGCATTCTCGGCAAATTGTTTATTGAGTACTGGTAGAGTTAATAGAAATGATTCAATCTGAGTGTATTCCATTCGTGTACCATATTCTCTTTCGTCGGTTAGTCGATAGCCACACCATGATGCGAATGCTTGACCGAGAGTTTTCATACCCCAATCGTAAGGATAAGATTCGTATGCGTTTACTGCAATTTCTTCGTCGTTCAATTTACAATTGTGTTTGATATTACCATCTTTATCAAATCGATGTATACGAACAAAGTCTCTGAATGGTGGAATATAAGGACCCGGCCATCTGTGTAGTTCTTTAGTATCATCAAAGGCCACTGAAGAAATCGATCGCTCACAACCAACTAAAGATAAAAACCAATCTGGCATATGCTTACTTGAACGACAGATTAGTGCAGGGTCTTTTAGTGGAGACATACGACCGATGTATAAGAAATGTTTAGTTGGGCCATCAGCACGATATTTGTTATACGCATCTGGTTCAATCCAAATAGGGTTCTCTATAATCCTGTCTTTCAAACCTTCGTCAAAGTCAGTGTATGCTCTAGATGAAAGTCCGTCTTTAGATTGAAGAACTGCTACATCAGCATAAGAAAATAGTTCGCATGCCTGGGGAACTGAGTTAATAGTATTAACAGAGATACCATGGTCGTGCATTACAATGATTGGGTCGTTTATCTTTTCGATAAATCGTCTGTATCTATCACAATAGTCTGTGTGTTTACGAATAGGAGCTGAGTGACAGATAAGTATATCACACTTATTGGCTACATCAATAATTCCTACAGAGGCATCAGATTCTGAAGCTGATACTTCTAGAACCTCACCCTTGAATTTATTATCTTTAGCTCGACCATAACGATTGCCATTAATGAAATCAAATACTACAGAGTCATGGCCATTATCATATAACCACTTCTCAAAGAATAAAGCACCACGAGTGACTCCACACCCATCGATACCTTTTCCAAAAACAAAACCTATTCTCATACTATTCTTCTTAAATTATAAACACTATTATACCATGTGATACGTCAGTTGTAAAGACAAAAGTTATACTGTCTTTGCACAGAAGCTAAGAAAGCACAATAAAATAACTCCACCGCAAGCGTACATTAGCATTGATTTCCAAAAGTCTTTATTCTTCCAAAATGTCATTGAACCATACATTGGAGAACATACACAACACTTACCTTTATTTTGTTTTTCAACCATCGATACTTCACTTTTTAACTTCGGCATATTCTCTTATTCTTATTCCGTGCTCATTAATATAATCTTTAGTCGGCACTCTTAGTTTCTTCTTACCACTTTTAACATCAGCTTCGTACTGAGCGGTCTTTTCTTCAAGTATTTCTTGAATTCGTTTTTTAAGTGTTGTCATCTACTTCCGATCCGTGGTTTTTGTCTCTTAAATTATAGTGGTCATCGGCCGTATAAGGTTCTGTTATAGTATCTTTATTCTGCCCATCAGTATTCCATTGCCAATCGTGGAACATATTGTATTCATCAATTGCTATACCCACATATTCCATTTGGGCTTTACCAAAGTTACATCCTGCTTTCCACTTCTTACCATGAACTTCAACATCTGGCATTACAACTCGAGCGACTCCAATCTGAATCAGTCCTTTAAAACAATCTTCGCATGCAGGTAAGCCGTGAATATAAACAGTAGCACCTTCGAGTGATACACCATGCTGAGTCGCATTATAAATCATATTCATTTCTGCATGTACCATCAGCTTTAACTTAGCTTGCCTATCATTCAATAGCTCATCGCTATCTTTGATTCCTTTAGGAAATCCATTATAGCCAGTTGCGATGATTCGTTTATCATTAACTGCGATTGCACCTACTTGTGTGGAAGGGTCTTTTGACCACGTTCCAACTTCTTTAGCGATTTTTAAAAATCTATAGTCCCATTTATTCATAGTTTGTATATATTGTTGTCGTCTTCAATTTCGTTTGTTTCGTCTGCCTCTATTGCTATTGCTTCTATTTCCTGTTGTTTAAGGTCATAAAGAGACTGAGGTTTTTTATCATTACGTTCTGTTCCTACATGCACCATATCGTGTGATGGCATATTATATTCTCCTGTTATATAATTTTTGCGAAGCTCTTCTAGAAACTTAAAGTGTCTTTCATAGACATGAAGTGAACCAACATTCCAATAGATTGGACCAGCACCATAATGTTTATCCAGGTCTGCAAGAAGTTTATCCCTTACATGAGTTTGCCATGCTAAGTCATTATTGTAGCCAAAGATTGCATCGTTAGATCGCATATAAACTGAAGTTACAAGTTTGTTATCTCTAATAAAATACTGAACATTGTTTGTGCAGATAAAGTCTGACATACCATCAATATTATAATCATGCCAAATAGCAGGACGAGTGTAAATCATATTGGCTCGTCTAGACTCGGGGTTCTTGTTGAGTTCTTTTAATACATTGTCGTATTGATTCCAATTATCATCTGAATAAGTAAGCCAACCATAGTTTGAATTAATAATACCTAGATTACTTGCAACTGATTTCCATATTGCAGGGCACTCGCCTGGTATTTCTTGAACAAACAATGATTGTGATTCATACCACTCGATTTCTCTTTTAATGTAATCTTCATTTGGTTCTCGTATAATGTATGGCTTGTCTGCTTCAAAGCAAGCATTAATCATTTCGATTGTCTTTACACCTGACTTATCAGTTACGAATTGTTTCTGCTTTAGGGCTTGGGTAAAATAGTCTTGTATATTTGCAACTCTATTCATATTATTTCCAATACTTAGTCTTTTCTTTTTTTATAAGCGAGGGCTTTTTATAATATCGCTTGTCGTTTACACTTTGAAGTATACCTTCATTGTCCATTTTCTTTTTTAATCGGCGGAGTGCTTTTGCAATCGGTTCGCCACGTTTAACTTTAACTTCAATCATTTTCTATAATCTTTATATTACCAGAAATTACACATCTGTCAAGACTAGAATTACTTGGTGGTTGATAATGTAATAGCCAGCTAGGCCAAATAATAAATTTACCTGGGATGCATTCTGCCTGCCAAGTGTCGTCTAAATTATATGGTGAATAATAATAAGTACCTTCGTGCTTATCTTTATCTACATCGATGTACCACACAAAAGAATAACCCACGTCACCATGCGCGTGAGGGTGATGAGATTGAAAACCATTCGATATTTGTGTCCATATATCGGTAAAAGCTAAATCTACTGCATTGAGCGAATCTAAAAATTCTGCTAAATGTTCTCTTAGATGCCCTAGAATAAACCCACCCCACAAATCCATTTTAAAGTCCCAAGCTTCTTGGCTTTTGTCTACAGCAAAATAATCTGTACGAATAGGACTCGACATCTCATTAGACAATTTAAGAATATCAGCATTAGTTAGCTTCTTTACTATTTCGTGATATTCTTTCTTAGGTGGTTCTACGTCTACCTCAAAGAATGTAATTGGCTTAAACGGATTACTCTGTTTCATTTTTTATTTCGCGGTTAAGAAAATCTTTAGTACCATCTTGGCCTTCGATACCATTGCGGCAATAAGCAGCAATAAAAGAACTATAGTTGATTAAGTCCTTGGCTGAGTCTTCAATTGATTCGAAGTTTTGCTGATACGATTCATCAGACTCCATTGCTTCAATGACTGAATACATGCGTAGCACTTTAGCATAAACAATATCCAATATAGTAAGAACACCACGCGGATAATAGTCAGCTTGCTTGATTCGCGAGTTTGGATTTTGGTAATCATTTGATTTCTTAATTTGTAATTCGGCACATTCTTTAAGTACCTTTAGTGATTCTTTATCAATTGTCATAGTTATACTATACCTTATTTTCGGCCTTTTGTAAATAATAAAATTCAAGTAAAAACATCATACAGCAAATCGCATGAGCTGCGTGGTGCACTCCTGTTTCGGGGTCGAGCTCTTCATCTTTCATAAGAGCCCACATATGTCTTTGGGCTGCTGCAAAGTACCGATCATCAATATTGTCAAGCTTTTTCCAATTGTGTCGAGCATACTTCTGTGCACCGATGGTTAGTACTTTTACCACGTCATCTAACGCATTGGGTGGTATTAAAGAGTAGTCAGGCTTATCGTCATCAAACTTAATTCCGCCGTTTGCTGATTTCTTTTTTGCATGCTTGGCCAGCTTTTCCCACTCCTTTAGTTTTTCTTCTGTCATTACTTTCTATTTTCTCCACAACTTAACAAATACATACACTACGGGTATCCAGTATAACCAACCAAAAACAGTTATAATTGGTAGCCATGGCTCGAAGACCGTTAGTAGATGATTGTTTACAGCCACATCGCTTACTTGCTTTAATTCATGCAGCTTCTCCATGTTAAATGCTGCCCATACAGCACCTATTAGAAATGCCAATACATAAGGAGCGGTGAATAACGATGCCCATATTAGAGCTTTTACTTTATTGTTTATTTTATTCATTACTTTCTTTTTTCTTTATTGTTCTTAATGGCTCTATCTATTTTAGGAGTTACCATTACTCCAACAGTTTCATTGAATACTAATGGGCCGCTTGAACGTCCTAGTAGTTTTCGTTTAGAGGGATTTGCAGCTCGGATGTCTGCACCGGGTTTTAATTTTTTACTCATATCTTATATAAAATTTCTGAATTCGTTTACTATTTGTATAAAAAGTTCAATATCACTTTTAGTATTAATGATGCTTGCTTTATGTTGTAATAACACTTCGTTTTGTATTGTTACAGTTTCATTTAAATTACTTATTGCTTCTTTAAGCTTTTTGGACTCATAGTCTAATATTCCAATCCAGCCAAAAGTGAGTAGTACTGCGATGCTGATTATAATCTTCTGTCTCATAATTAAAAGGTTCTTTGTATATCCAATACATTGAATACATATTGTACACACTTGCATTGAGCTACCACATCTTCGATAGCATTGTGTGCTTTAAAGTCAATCTTGGATTTAATATCGTCTGGTATCAATCCTGTTACAGTGCGAGAATCTTTTTCATTCCAAAACTTCCAAGGTTGTTCCATATCATAGTGGCGATATAAATGACCAAGCATTGGAAAGTCAAACGATGGCCCTTGGCACCAAATCTTACTCACTCCGTCGAACCATTCATTTAACGCGAGTAAACCATCTTTGACCTCAACTCGATCGTGCTCAGAAAAAGTGTCATTACGAACTTCTTCTGATTGCGTTCCCCACCACTTAAGAGTACCTTTATCAATTATACGGCCTTTCTCTACTTGGCCAGAGGTATCCAACTTTAAATAAAGCTTATCAACTGGCTCGTCAGTATTAAAAGGATTGAACTTTGCCGCTCCTATAGTTAGAACAACAGCATCTTGGGTAGTACCCAGAGTTTCTAAATCAACCATTCCTTGCATCATAATATATTACCTACACATTCTTTAATTTTGTTCATATATATAGTATACACTATATTGGCGCATTTGTAAAGACTTATTTTTCTATTTTCTTTTTAATTATCTCTTTACCAGCAGGTCCTGTCCAATGAATAACTTTAGCGTTTGGATTGGTCTCTCCTTTAGCTAATTGGATTCTAAGCCACTGGTATTCCATTGGCATTTCAACTAAGTTATCTAATTGATATGGTTGCACATGAACTAAATTATGTAATACCTCTTGGTCACCTCTTAACCAACCATTATTGCACCACTCGGACCAAACCTTTAAAATGTCTGGTGTGTCTTTTACAACTACAACTCCAGTCGCATGCCATTTTTCGTTAGGTACATCTTTTCTTCTACAAGGGTCGTCTGTAATACCCATGTTAGTACCATCAACATAATCAAATATGTCACTGATGTCTGCAAGTACTTCGCAATCTACATCTATCCAACACTTATACTCATAAGGTGCATCGATAAGAGTTTGGGGTTTATGAAACCAAGAACACTTATGATGAGTTGGATATTTAATAAAATGGTCAGCTCTTTTCTCTGCCCACTCAGACCAACCATTGTTCATACCAAAATCGCATATAACAACTGGTATATCGTTGTGTTTCCAAATATTTTCTAACCAAAATGGTAACATCCATTGGTGGTTAGAATCTACTCCAGTTATAAAACATTTATTCATCTTTTTATTTATTGTAAATACGGCTCTAGTCTTTTCAGTGGTATGCCCTTACTTATTTCTTCGACATCCCATTCAGTATAAGTTAAATCATTTAACCATTGGTTTTTAGTTTCATAGTCAGGCTGATGAGGTTTTAGATAATCACCATATATAGGATTACCAATATCGTGTGCTAAACTTTCTTCTCCTACAAATACGGGTACACCATTTATAGCGGCCTCAATACCAGGTCCGCTCGAGTAATTAACAACGGCATAAACATTTTTTGTATCTAAATCCCACTTATCATTTTTGACATGTTTAGCATATTGAAAAGATACATTAGTAAATGGTAATTCATTCATTGGGTATCTAGGGTGAGGTCTAACAATAATGTGTCTATCGGTTTGTGTTCTGATAGTTTGAATGACGTTTGATACCCATATTTCTAAGGGTGGCATATCTCTCCATTGTCTAGATTGTTCAGACTGGGTGCATATTAAAATAGGAGCATTGTTATTGGTCCTATTGTTATTATACTTTAGTTTGAATTTTTTTCTTCTAGCACTATCATTATTGCTTGGCCCAAAGGTAGCCTCTCGGTTTATTCCATTAATACCAACTCTCCAAGTTATACTTCTAGCTAAAGTACCAACCTCTAACACAATCACGTTCTTACCTTGGTTTCTATAATGATTCCATATTTCTCTATTTCGGCGCATTCTTCCGTCCCATAGCACGGACCATATAACTGCTACATCTGCGTCGTGATTATGAACAGAAACCTCATGGCCAAGCGATCTACAACCATCAGCGAAGGCTTGAAATATAGGCGGAGAGTTTAATGCTCCGTACTTTGAATACAGACTGAAATTTAGTTTAGCGGAGGTACTCATAAAATTCTCCACTTGCGACTTCGTCAATAGTAAATTGACAATTAGCCACCTTAGCGCTCCATGTCATCACGTCTTCTTTTGTTGGCATCTTTAAATTGTTTATATCTCCATAAGAAGTAGATGCAATAGACGAGCATACATTTCCTTTATCGACTATAGCTGGCACTCCATTAATAAGCGCATCGATTGCCGATAAACTCATATTAGTTACTAACGCCGAAGATGTTTTTAAGTCTTCACTAATTGGTCTATTCCACCACTTATTATCTGGCCTAGGTTTATTTCGAAATTCTACTTTTCTTTTAGCGTATTGTTTTATTTCTTTAATAATATTATATATCCAATCATCTTGACTCATATCATTTTGAAAAGTACATACTTGATTAGAAGATGGTGTTAATAAAATTGAACCGGTATTATCGACTTCAGCTGGTTCGTATTCTAATATCTTCTTAGCATAAGGAATATTATCTAGGCTTAATAATTTTTTAAATCTAGTATCATCGTCAGATACGTCAGTTAAATCATTGTGCATTTCGCCTTTACAGAACCTGTAGTAAGTAGCTTTTCTCTCAATGATTTTAGGCGTAGGGTATCTGTGGATAAATGTGCTCAAATAACCACAGTCGACCAACCACCATTCTTGTCCTTTTTCTTTGCACTTTTTGATTTCTGGTATATTAGTTGAGCCCAGTCCCCAAAATAAATGTATCTCTTTTTCGTTAGTCCAACGAACCTGTGCTTTTTCGATTGCGTTAAATATCGTATTTGATATACAGACTCCACGAGATAATTTATGGCAAACAAACATTATTTACCTAATTCCAATTCATTACATTCTTTATGATACTCAAACCAATCTGTTGCATAATCAATTTCTTCATAACCTTTAAAGTATGGTCCACCTTCGGTATAATGAATATTCTTTACGTCTTCTTTACATTCATATTCATCAGCTAACCAATTCCATTCGAGTGGTAAACTACCAATTAAGTCTTCTGATTCTAACCATTTGAATTGGTGAAGTTCTAATCCACTTGCACTATTCACATAGTCTGGTGTTAAAGTTGAACACTTCTTACAGTTCATTAGCATGAATGACGACCAATTCTTTTTAGGATAAACCGTTTGTACTTGACCTAAGAATTTAGTAGAACTCTTTGGTATGTAATCATGCTTACACACCTGGACGGCGTACTTATCATCTCTCAATCTCCAAAGCTCTGCGATGTCTGCTTTCATTAGCATATCACAATCCATAAACAATGCCCAACCTTGGTAGTTCATTAAGTGTGGTATGATAAAACGACTGAAAGAAAACTCAGTAGATGAAAGATTGTTTCTTTCTCTAACGAATGTATCTTTGATATTATCAAGATATATCGGCGTGATAGCAATTGGTTGACTACTATTCTTTAGTATAGAATAAGACAGCGTATTGAATGCTACCTTTTCTTTTGAATCGTATCCTACGAATATATTAATCATGGTTTAGCGCTCCATTTTTTATTGCCAATAAGTATAACTCTTTAAAGTCTTCATTTCCACTTTGTGGGTGATGTCTAAACTGATTGCACAATTCAAGTATTTCTTTTTTGTGTCTTACCTCTTGTTGTAAAAGTTCATCTTCCAGCGACATTAGCGGGAGTGTACCTTGTTTTTCATTGGCATTAAGCCAAGCTTCTGTTTCTTTTATTTTTGTATCTATGAAGTCCATTTTTTTCTAGTAATAATTTTAAAGCCATGATTGTCTTGGTGTACATCTTCTATAATGTCCCAGCGCTGTTCTATCTTTGGTTTCCACCAATCAAATTTTTCTTGTATTAAGTGCGCGTTACGACCATCTGATAATACCTTTCTTGCAGGTCCTGTCGCGACTGTAAAGAAACCATACAAGCCAGTGTGGTCTAACATTTCATCTAAAACATTATCGAGTAGGTTTGGCTCAATGTGCTCTAATACATCAACACAAACTAATAAATCGTATATACCTTCTGGTATATTTCTTATATCTATAACTGCTGGGTCATAAGCAGCATAATCGCCTTTATAACCATTTTCATATAACCCTGGCTTTAGCCTTTGTTTGCCGGCACCATAATCTAGAATTGATTTACAATTATATTTTATTGCGAACTTAGCAACTTCAGGCGAGTGCTTAATACTCATTACACCATAATTTGGATTGACATGAAGTTGTAATTGCAAATCTAAGTATTCATCTGATATTATTTGCTTATCGGTCATTTTTATAGTATTGTGGAAAGTTTTCTCTCATTGTTTTTTGTAAAGCATGAGCGGTTTCAAAGTTCGGCATCATAGCGCAATCAATGTGGGTGAAACCCAATTCTCGAGCAATCCAAAGTCTATTCGAGCCACCCCATACTACATTCATTCTAACATCCAGGTCTTCAGCCATCCAAAATGGCAAATCATTTATTTTATGTTTCCATTTTGCTTTTTGGCCTTTGAGCTCTGCCCGAGTACAATTGACTACCATAATTGGCCAGTGCATTCCGTCTTTAGCAATTGATTCTTTTACTGGTTTATAAAATACAATACCATTATGTACCTCAGCTTTAGGAACCGATGCCCATATATCGTCAACTCTAATTTGTTTAATAGGATATTTAGTGTCTTTGTACGATGGCTCTAAGTCAGAGTTTGTCCAAAGATACCCTTGTTCGTGTAATTGACTTTTCAATAATTTCATATTATAATTCACTACTTAATACATATTCTAATGCTCTTTGAGCTTCTTTTTCAATTGGTCTATTCTTGTACCAGCCACCGGTTTCTAAATCTATCTGTCTACATAGGATAGTAATATCAGTTGCTGTTATAGGATATTTATACTTGATTGCAGACCCCGCTATAGAAATCATTATCTGAAACATTTTGTGATACCAGCCCGCTTCTGATATAGTACGATACTCGTCTACTAGTCGTTTATGTACGAACTTACAATCATGGTATGAAGACCAGGTGTAGTCGTCATTAGTAAGACTATCTTTTCTATGTTGAAGAAGTGCTCGTTGCATTTCGACAGGAAGTTTAGATAAGAAGGTACCACTGTTATCTACATACTCGTGCTTAGCCATTAGCTCTTTAGGATTTAGTTCTTTACCTTTATTAGCGAAGCAGAAGTTAAATGCATTAGGATACAGTGCTGGTATATAATACATACGAGATAAGTCTTTGGTTTGCGGATCACCAATAGAATTGAACTCTTTATTCAGTGCATACCAGAAGTGTTTAATCTTATCTGCTTCAATATCATTTTCTAATCTGAATACGATTCTAAACTTAGCTTTTTCTTTTGTAGAAGAAGCGGTTGAGTAACATATGTATTCAAATGGTTTGAACTGTTCTACTGCTTCTTCAAAGGTAGTATCATAATCATCAATATCTAGTGCACACCAACCAGCCCATTTGATTACATTGGCATTTGCTCGTGTAGTACCCTTATCATAAACTGCTGGAGTAATTAGAGGAGATGGTTTGAGATGAGACTTCTCACCTTTCTTTGGTTTATAACCTTCTTTCTTACTCATATTGAATAAAGCAGCAGAGAACTTATCCCAATCTTCAAACGAGAATCGTCTATGCGTTTTATTATCAAATATGCTAGGAAATGCTGTAAACTCAATCATCTTTTTTATCATCTAAGTAACTATACCACCCCTCTTGCTCGAAGTCTGATTTTAAGTCGTCAAACCAATTATTAATTAATGGCCATACAACCATTATAATAAAAACAACTAGAAATGTCAATCCAATTAACCAGCCCATTAGTACCTCGATTCTTCGTCTTTTCTTTTAAACCAACTATCTATCCAACATTTACCCCAGTATAAAATACCAAGCCAAACTGTAAATAGTATACCATCTAAATAAGATAGTTCATTCCATGCTGTTACTGCTCCGTCCATATTATTCGTCCTCTGTAAAAATTTCTTCTCCAACTGGCAAAGTCGATATACCAGCTTCGTATAGCGTACTCTCAAAGATTAGGTCGCCCCAATCATCTTCGCCCATTTCTAAAATCCAATCGGGCGTGTTGGTAAAGGTATCGCCATCTTCATCTATATAATGAAGCATTGATTCGTTTGAATCTTCTTCAATACAGATGGTTAAAGGTCTACCATCAACTTCTAACTTATAATTAGTTGTGGTTTTAAAATAAACCTCGTTAGGTTTTTCTACTAATTTAATTGTACTCATAAATCTTTTAACTTGCCATGGTTATCTTTGTGGCTTGGAGCTTTCCAACCTTCTGGTTTGATTAGGTCTGGCAATCCAAATGGATTTGGCCTTCCTGGTTTTACACCGACTTCTTTATTGATGTTGGCTCGCAATACTTCGTCCCATGCGTCATCAGCGTCAATGCCAAACAAATCCATAGTACCAATTGCAAACACACAAATATCGATTAGCGCATCGACTGTTTCTTCTCCATCGATTGGTAAATTGTCGGCAGTAGCTGACTTAAGCTCGTCTACTTCTTCTTGTATACAGGCTACTCTAAATCGTAAGAATGCTTTAAGAGTTGTCTTATCCATTTTTTCAATTGCTTCATGCACCTTGAACTTCTCGTGCATGTATCTCATATCTGACGTACAGTTTCTCATATATTATCTCTTATTATGTTGACTATTATACTATAATTCATCGTGATTGTCAATCTCATCTTGATGTATTTTCTTAAAATGTTTTGCTTTTCTATCTCCGTGGACCTTAGTTTTTGAGTTCATTAGTCCTTGGCGATTTTTACGTACGCTCGAGAAGTCGATTGAATCGTAGTTATCTTTATAGGCTTTATCATTATAGCCTTTCTTTGGTGTCATTCCTTTACCCATTGTTCTTATTCTTATATTTGTAGTATACACATACCATAAAGACTGCTGAGAATCCACTTAGTACGTAATTTAAAAGTAGCCAAAAGTCTAAACCAAATCGCATTACAGCATATCCAGACGCGGAAGCATAGCCTATAATAGATAATATATATAGCATAATGCTTATGTCATCTACTGACTTAGTTCTAAGTGACTTTGCGATCTGTGGCCAGTAACAACTAATGAAACAAAAGTTATATACAAATCCTAATGTATTTTCAATCATGCGAAGAATTCTTCTAGGGTTGCGATTGGTTCTGCTGACCAATCAATTGCGTTTAGTATAATCTCGATAGGGTCGAGAAAGGTTTTTTGAAATTGTAAGTCAGTGTCAATCCAATCGTGTAAGCCGAGCTCTGTAGGCAGATGGTCATTAGGAAACGCAATGACATTCTGGCGGATAGGATTGTTCTTGCGTAAGTACAAGAATTTGATTTTGTCACCATTAGTAATGTACTGATACTTTTTGTCGAGGCCTTGTTTCTTTAAGTTGTAGTTGTACAAGATAGAACCGCGAGAATGAATTGGAGTACCTTTGCGATAGATAGTATTTCGGTCAACATAGTCTGTAACCGAGCTGACACCGCGGGGGAAACCAATCTGTTGAGGTGGAAGCTTCTTGAATGTATCTTTGAATGCTTTAATCGCCTTTTGTGTTTTTGCTTCGTCACCCTGCACAATAATATTGAACATCTCTTTCATCGCATCACGGCAAATCATAGGAGTAGAAGACTTGACTGCTTCGATACCCATAACCTTAAGCTTGGGCTGAGCATATCGAACACCCTCTGAGTCGTGAACATTTAGAATGTAACGTTTCTTGGCTGTCCATATACCACGATCAGCAATAACTTCTCGTCCCATAACCATTCGGTTAGTATACGCATTGGAGTCTTCGGCAAATTGTTTGTATGCTTTGGCAAGTACTGGTTCGACTGCCTCTTCGCTGAACTTGTTTAGAAAGTCAACAGGATTGTCTTTACAGAACTTGTCTACCAAATCACCGACACCAACATATAAAGAATCAGTATCCATTGCAATCACTCGGTCTTTGTCGTCACCCATTACTTTCTGCAAGTATTTATTCACGGCAGCTTCGCCATGTTGAATAACTTTCTGGCCAGTAGTAGTTACACCTTCAGCAACTCGTAAGTCAAAGTATCGAAACCATTTGTTACCCATCGCACCATAAAGTGAATTGAGTAGAATCTTAGTAGCCATCTGAGTATTCTCAAGAATGGTTGCCTCGCGAATCAGTGAATCAGATTTGCCTTCGGTCTCAATTTGCTGTTTGACGCCAAGCATCTTTTTCTTAGTGACAACACGAGTCTCGTACATCTTCTCGACAATCTGTGGAATGATACCTTTCTTGTCTTTGCGGAATACAGAACCATTAGCTGCTTGAGCACCTTCAGCTTTGTCGTGAGGAATCAAAGTCTCTGGCGACATATTGTACTGAATAATAATGTTTGGATAAAGTGAGTTAAGGTCAAAAGACATTACCCAGTCATGCATACCGACCTGGGGGTCTTTGACATATCCGCCAACGAATGCTTGAGACTTATGTTCTTTTGGTTGTGGAACTGCAATCTTCTGTCGCATCAATTCGCGAAAGATAATAGAATCCCATATCGCAGTTGTACCAAGAGTGTCAGCAAAGTTTACACCTGCCATATAGGCCATGGTCATAACTAAGTTAATCAGTCCGAGCTTCTCGTCAATCCGTGCAACCAGAGCTACGTCTTTAGCATTGTAATCAATAAAGCGTTGGTGGTCTTGTTCGAACAAATCCATAAGGTCACCGACATCCGAGTAGTCAAGCTTCTTCTCACCGAGTACGACATGCGAAATGTGATTCAGTGAATATGATTCTTGGTTACCATATGTGTAAGCAAACTTTTTGAACAAATCCATATAGTCGAGCGAAGCAATACCAATCATTTCAAAGGTAACTTCCTCACGGCCACGAACACCAATCTTACGAGCTTCAATCATTCCCCAAGGCGAGAGATGTTTAGTCTCTTGTTCACCTAGTACACGAGCCATTCGATTGACAATGTATGGAATATCAAAGAACCGAGTGTTCCAACCAGTAATAACATCTGGCGTGTTGTATGGTTCTTTCCACCAGTCTAGGAAGGCGGCAAGTAAAAGTTTCTCCGTGTAGAACTGATGGTATTCGATATTGAGTCCAACATCAGAATCCTCAGCTGACCAATCCTTTAGGCCGAAGACAACATACTTGTTGCTCTTGGACGACTTGACGGTGATAGCAAGAATCTCCTCAGCTGCTTGGCTAGGATGTGGAAAGCCATCAGAGTACGCAGTCTCGATGTCGATTGTTACGACATTGATAAGCGAAGTATCTGCTGGAATCGTGTTTGGAAAAATTGATTGAATACACGCATGTACATGTCGAGTATTACCAAAGATTTTGTAGTTAGGTATATCGCCATAAGACTGAATGAAGTCTTTGCATTCTCGCATAGATGAAAGGTTTACCTTTTCAACTGGAGTGCCATCAAGTCCTCGCCATTCAGCGTTGGGGTTTTTACTTTCGGCAAACATTGTCGGCTGATACTTTATCTTCCGTAAGTCTGGTTTGCCTTCAGTGTCATAGCCACGGTACAGAATGTTGTTTCCGTATCGGCTGACGTTAGTATAGAAGTTCACGTAATTACTCATTATATATAATATACCACATTTGATGCGGTTTGTAAAGATAAAAATGTCGCTCCTCGGCTATGGTCCGAGTCCGGCTAAGGGAGTCCGAAAACTATGTGATCCCCGCGTGGCGACTTATTTTATAGATATTGTACCAAGTTATCTCTAAGCTTTCCAGTTGTCTATTCGTATAGATGAATAGATACTTTCCGTCTTAAATTATATTGCTATTATACCAAAAACTACTCAGTAAGTAAAGAACTTTCTTTAGTTTTCTTACCATTAATTGCAATAGTTTTTGGTTTCTTTTCCTCGGGTAGTTCTTTATTAATCGTAATAGTTAACATACCATTAACAAACGTGGCACCTTCAACTACTAGGTACTCACCTAAAGTAAATTGCTTTCTAAACTTACGTCGTGCAATTCCTTGGTGCACATACGTTTCATCTGGTTGTTCCAATTCTTCGTATGTTTCAATAGTTAACACTTGGTCTTGGAGTGTTATACTGAAGTCGTCTTCGGCATATCCTGCCAAAGCCATTTCAACCTTAAACGATTCCTTATCCTTTGAGTACACAATATTGTGCGGAGGGAAACTATCGTTTCGTGGTTGGTTTACTTGACGTTCTATTCTTTTAAACGTCGGTTCGAATCCCAATACTCTTGGGTCTTTAATCATGCCATCCATTTGGGATAGCAGTGCGTACATTGCTTGTGTCATATTTCTATTCTCCTATTAAGCGAGTTATTGTTGTATTGTAGACCTCGTTGTGAGCACCTACGTCTATTATTTATACTAAAAACCCTCAACTCTAATAAAAAAATTAAAAAAGTTGAGGGGTTGATTTCTAGTTAATTGAGCAGCTTTCGTCTGCTAGCTTTCCACTTCTTAGCATGGGATTTCTTCCAAGATTTCTTGGCAGTTTCCATACCGATATCATATCCAGCTTTTTCAGATTCAAGCCACTTGTGTTTTAATACTTCGATACGCTCTAGAGCAATATCAGCAAGTTTTTTGGCTCGTGCATAAGGGTCATTTGACAATAAAAGCATTGCAAATAATCCACTAACTGCAAGCCAAACTGCGGCATATGCTATGATTTCCATAATCTTATTGGTTGACTGTTAAAGAACGTTACACTTTGTAACAAATTCTATTTATACTATGAATAGGCTCTACCCTTAGAATTTCCAATAGTATATTTACTTTCTAGGTTCCATTCAACTTTATCTCTGTGAGAAATAATCTTTATCTGTTTGAGTGGAGCTTCTTCTTTCATTACTTCGGGGTTGACTATATCTAATAGACCCCAGTCTGAAAGAAGAGTTGTAATGGTATTACGTCGAGCTAAATCGTTGTCGGTTAGACTTGAAGGTTTACCATCCAGGGCAAACAGCTCTTTAAAGTGAGTAATAAAGTAATGCCCTTGCTTGTGTAGTATGTGGCAACTTTGGAAAAGAGTATTTTCTTCTTTCTGAGAAGACACTCCGATTCGTGTTAAGGTTTCTTTTATCTTTAAAAAATCATCTGGTTCATTTAGTGATACTTCAAGCATATCACTAGGTGTCCATTCTATAAGTTCATCATCATTCATAGTAGTATTTATATAAATTACTACTTTGAACCACCCCTATCTAACCTTTTCTTTATGTCGGAAATTGCTGACTTATCAAATAGATCAGCAACATGTTTAGCATTGCTACGACTACAACCAAGATACGCGACCAATATATCCACCTTTTTATCATCTTCTGCCTTCAACCATTTACTGAACCTCTTTCTTTTTCTAACAGTATTCTTTAGAAAGTCATATTGCATCTTGTTATCAATATGACAATTCACGTTCATTTCGTTAGCCAACATTACAGTATCTTGAAAGTAACCAAGACCTCTGTTAACAATGAAAGGCACATACTCCTTTTCATCTTGAGGTTCTTTGATTAAGTTCTGCTTAGAGTAATTAATCGAGTTGAGAAAATCAAATGGACTTTTCTTACTCATCGTAATGGGTAATCCCTATGTGGATTAGCTCCCATTTCTTGTTCACGGAACTCGTCAACTGTCATTGCTCTTTCTTTCTTTACTCTTTTAACTGTTGTCTTGCTCTTCTGTCTTGAAAGAGTAATTATATTCGCGATTACATTGGCGAAGACTGCAAGATAGATACCTGAAGCGGTATCAAATAATGCAACAGCCAAAGAAGCCACTGCAAGGATTGCTACATAGTAATGTTTTTTCATTTAAATTTAAGAGACCCCATAATCTCTGTCAAACATGCGACGATGTTTAATTCTTTATCTGCCACAAACGCCGCTTTGTGTTGATAGTCAGCCAATATCAATACCAATTGTGGTATAGCCATCGGCTCTAAAAAGTCATAGGCACCATCATATAGTTTTCTAAATAATGTGCTTGAGTCAATGTCGGGGTTTTGTGCTACCCAACCTCTCATAGATTTGAAGTTCTTTTCTTTTAGGAATCCAACGAGGCCATCGATTTGTTGACTAGACATACCGACCAATCCAGCAGCTGAGAGTTCGCCACCAGTAGAATATCGCTGAGCTTCATTAATAACCCTGCGCCAATCGGGTGCGTGGAGCATAATAAATTCTGCAAGTAATCTTTCGTCGTATTTAATTCCTTTCTCGTCTAATATGTTTTTTAGACGACTATGAAACTTAGCAGCTAAGCCAGCCAAATGTTTCTTAGTAGTATTAAACTCAATGACCGCACAACGCGATTGAAGTGGTTCAATAATCTTGTTTCTGAAGTTGCAAGTAAAGATGAACCGACAATTTTTACTGAACTCTTCAATAAAAGCGCGAAGTGCGGGTTGAGTCGATTGTGGATTTAAGTAGTCAGCCTCATCAAGTATTACTACTTTGTACTGACCATCTAAAGAGATTGAAGAAGCGAATTGACGTATCCTGTTACGGAGTACGTCGATTCCACTATCTTCTGAACTATTGATTAGAATATAATCAAGATTGAGTTCATGGCAGAGAGCCTTCGCTACGGTAGTCTTGCCCAAGCCTGATGTGCCGGACAATAACATATTAGGTATCTCACCTGTACTAACGACCTGCTTGAATGTAGATTTCAACTCATCAGGTAGTATACAATCATCTATTTTCTTTGGTCTGTATTCTTCGCACCAAAGGAACTCACTGCCATTACTCATATATTAATCTTCTAATTCTACGTTAACGTCCACTTCTTCTGTATCAGCCGAGTCGACTGTTTCAGAAACTTCTTCTTCAGCCGGCGGCTGAGGAGAATTAGCATTAACGAACGCGACCAAACGATCGCGAACGGTTCCGACTGATGAAAGTTCTTCGCCTTTCACCGCGCCACGACCAGATACAACATCAATAATCTTAACGACATTGACAATGTCCTGTACGTTCAATCCCACATCTGCGGGGGTATTTGCTGCAGCTTCTTCAACTGCTGGTGTATTATTATCACTCATAACTATTTTTTCCTAGGTTTAGTTTTTATACTTGTTTTAATATACTTCTATTCGCTTTTCGAGTGAAGTACTTTTTGTTTTCTGAATAGGATTGGCTTGACATTATTTCAATCTCACCTCCGGTTTTGTGGTAATATACCATGCGTCCCATTTTTCTTGGTGTCTTGAATTGATGAGCGCAACTTGCGCAACATTTCAAGTCCAGTTCTATGCGACCCTGTTCTATTGGATTACCACATCCACACATCTGGTATCTGTTACCCGCCATATGTAGATGTACCTTCTAGTGCAATGAAGTAATTTGCGCTGTCACCTTCCCATTTTGAAATTAGTTTTGACGACAGATAAACTGTGTAGTTACCTGGAATCAACTTCAAATTATTTATAAGAATGTCGAACGAAAACCGCAAACTTTCTGCGTATGTATCTCCGCTTGAGATTTCCTGTAATGTGAAATCATTCTTACTTGCGCCAGTTGAATCAACCACTTTAATAGAACCACTGTTGGAATCTGTAAATGCGATACGCAATGTGTTATGACCAAGAGTAGAGCTTGCCTTATGGATTGCTTCAATATCTTCTTGTGTCAGATTCAATGTGTATTCTGCTGGCGGCATTGTAATATCTTTCTGTGGAGCCGTTAGAATATTCGGGTCAGCGAATACATATCGAACTTTACGTTTTCCATTTGAGATAGTACAAGAGTTCTCATTGATTGTGATGTCGCCATCGTCAACCAATCCTACAATAGATAGAAACTCATTCACGTCGTATATACTCAGTGCTTTGTCAATATCTACATCAGCTGAAGCGAGAATGTTCTTTGCCTCACTGATGGTCTTTAGTTTACCAGACCCGTCATAGACTAGGTTTGGATTTATCGATGCGAAATTTTTCAGCTTCGCTACTGTTTCTTTACTTAACTTCATAATTATATTTGTCCTCTTTAAATATGCCTTTATTATACACTCTTTTTGGCGAGTTGTAAACCATAAAATGATAAAAGATTGCCCCGCCTCAAAACTTTTTGAGACGAGGACTTGGGATTAGGGAAATTAGGGAACGTCGTAGCCCTCTACGCTTTTCTCACTTGCGCTGGTCAAGTCAACCTCATTTGATTCTTCATCAGTCAACTCACCCGCATCAATCTTGGAGTAGAGGTCACTGAAAGCGGTGATGGTATCTTCGTCGAAACGATTGATGCACATCTCAATAGACTTGGCTCGATCGTCAAAGATTGAGAAAGTCTTAATGATGTGGCAGAGACGTCTGGTAGAAATTACCTCGTCAACTCCGTCGACCTCAAAGGTCTTTCGAATAATTGAAGCCCATGTAATAAGCTTGTCTAAAAAGTCAGTGTCGACCGAGTCGAACTTGTCCATGTGGTTACCAACGATTTTCTTTTCGATGGCTTTTGAAGGCCAAGGCTGATTGATCGCTGAAACGAAACGCTCGAGGAAAGCATCGTCAATGATTGTCGCAGCGGAGAACCGACCATCGTCAGAACCACGACCTTTGGTATTCGCAGTGGCAATCACATTGAAACCTTCGGCAGGTGAAACTGTCTCACCAGTCTTTTTGATTAGAACTGGCTTGCCCTCAAGAACACCTTGGAGACACATAATCTTGTTTGTGCCACGGTCAATCTCGTCAATCAGAAGAAGAGCACCCTCTTCCATGGCCTTAATCACAGGGCCCTTACAAAAAACTGTCTCACCATTGATGAGTCGGAAACCACCAATCAAGTCGTCCTCGTCAGTCTCGGGTGTAATCTGAACCCGTAGAAAAGGAACCTTTGCCTTGGCGGCTGATTGTTCGACCATCATGGTCTTTCCGTTACCCGATGGGCCGGAGATGTAAACCGGATAAAACATCCGTGATTTCATAATCGCCTCGATGTCTTTCGAGGAACCCCAGCGGACGTATTCTTTTTCAACCGCCGGTATGTAAACCTCAGCTGACTTGATTGAAGTCACTGAAGAAGCTAAATTCATTTTGGCCTCAGGTGCCGCTTCGACAACAGGCAGTGACCAGAGTGGTGAACCCGGTTTGTTCTGTTCCAACGTTTTACGAACCACGTAATGAACCGTACTGAACGGCATGCCTGATTCGGTTGCCAAATCTTTCACCCTGTAGGTGACTCCTGGCTTGATAATCTCGTGAAGCTTTGCAGCCTCGCTGTGATATTTTCTTAGTTTTGTCATATTTCCCATAATTAAGTTTTCCCTTTCTTTCTACTACTATTATACCATATTTAGCCCAACTTGTACAGAACTATTTTCATTCTTAAGCTGTTGGTAATAAACGACTTAGGCCGATTGAGTAAAAACTGTAGCATGTTTCTGTAAGTGATACGGCTGCAAGGACTTGTGAAACTTCTAACCATTCTTTTTACACATCTCCTTAAATGATTTGCACCTAAATGGCTCTAATTTACCATAAGTATCTTTGTCTTTTAGGTAAGTGTACTTAATGCACTTCTTAGCTTGATTCTTTTTCCCGCCAGGACATGTCTCTAAGTCTCGTACCACATCCACTGGTATGTAAAAGTAATCAATTTCATTAGGTGAAAATTCATTTGTAACAACACATCGCAAGGCGCCTTCTTTAGATTCCGTACTTGTTATAGTGCCATAATATGTAATTGAAGCTCCTACAGACGAGGTCTTAGCGTCCGACTTATCTTCTTTAAAGTCCCAAGGTAAATTGTCATTACCTACCCAAGTCAGCTTTGCCACTTTGGCTATAGCTTTTTCGGTTAGTGTTTCGACTTTTAAATCGTTGGGCGTTATGTCTGTATTATCTAAGTTTAGATTCAAGATGCCTTTTAAGATTTTGTTGTATATTAATTGTTCTTTACTCATAAATTAAGCTACCATTCCAATAAATTTGTTAACGAATACTCGGTCTGTCTTTCGGCCGACTTGATTCTTTGTGAAAGCTTTGGCCAACTGATTGTCGGTCATGCCGCCAGTCTCAATATCTCCGAAGTCATTTGCATCAGTCAAGTTTTGGTTTCTGTCATTCTTGACAATAAAGACTCGGTCAAATCCGCCTGCCGCATCTCGAGTAACAATCTTGTCTTTCTTCATAACTTTCCATTCGTCATTTGAAAGAGAAGCGTATCCTGCTTGTCGTGTGCCAGCCTTGCTGTCAACCAAGAAGAAGTGAGTCATAGTCGCACCAGTTGTTTTCTTGAGGTGCTCATTCAAATCTTTCTCAATTGTATTTCTACTGGAGAGAACACATTGTTTGCCATTCAGTTTACCAATACCGGTTCCGCCATATCCAACTGATCTGCCACGCACTCTAGGGTTGTGACCAGAGCCATCGGTCAAGTACATAATTGATGTTTTCTCAATCTTGTGCTTGGCAATAAATTCCTTTGTCTTTTTCATTATAGCAATAGTAGCCAATCCTAGAGGAGTACCTCCCATACTTTCGGCTCTACTTGGTTCTGATCTTGACTCGAACATTTCTGAGGCAACAAACATGTGGTAAAGAGCTTCTTTCCACTTTGACTTCTTCAAGTCGGATGTAAGTAACTCAGTCATGTGAAGGTCACTCATATCGAACTGACCATCTTGATAATCAAATTCTGTACCTCGTGTATTAGCATAAGTGGAAGTAAATCCGTAGACCTTGAAAGGAATACCAACTGCTTTGCAGAACATTGAAAGATTGATCGTTTGCTTGTAAATTGTTCCAATCACATTAGACATTGAACCAGACATATCGATTAGGAAAATCATTCCGTGAGACTTGGCATCGGCCAATGTAGTAATTGAGTTGAAAATATCTTCACTGTACTTGTAAGCGTGGAGAGCATTAACATCGATTTTGCCAGTCTTAGCAACTGTAGCTCGCGTATATTGATAAGCCGACTTTTTCATCTCGAACTCCATCTTGAGACTGTTTACAAACCGCTTGGATGTTGAGTTGAACTTTTTGTATAACTCAATAGCAGAAGTATTATTGTCTCGGTAATAACTGTAAAAGCCATTAACAAGAGCGTCTTGAAACTCGTTGCTTGCCAATCGTGATTTGCGAACATCTTCATAACTCACAATCGCGTCTTCAATCATTTCATTAGTAGGAGCAATGAAGTTGAAGTGTCTGACGTCATAGTCGTCTAAATCTTTGTCAAGTCTGTCATTTGAAAGATTGTCGTTTAAAGCGTCTTGTGACTGAGAACCATATTGGCCAGCTCCTTTGATTGGTGTCTTGGTCTCTTCAGCCTCAGCTTCTGTTCCGTCATCTTTCCAACCATCGTCTTGTCCGCCAGAACCATTTGAAGTATCGTCGCTGTCGTCATCTGACTCATTGTCAGAATTACCATTGCCATCTGAATCATCGTTGGACTCGTCGGTCTCGTCATCTTCAGGTGACATCCAATCTCCGCTGCCACCAGAGCCAGACTCTTCAGTTTCTGAATCGTCAGAGTAGTCGTCGCCTTCACTTGGAATACCCTCGCCTTCGCCATCAGCATCAGGCTCTTCATCGCTTTCACCCGGCTCGTTGTTTTCTACATCGCCAAGTTTTTCTTTGAATAAATTAACTGTCTCAAGAACTTCGTCGTATGAATTACAATTGAAAGCTGCATTGACCAATTCCATTTCGTCAGCTGCAAAAGGAACTTCGACCAAATCGCGGAGCTTTGCTTTGATATTGATTCTGTCAACGAGAGTTCTGTCTGCCATTGGAATCGAGTCCAATTTGAAAAAGTCATTGTCATGTAAAAATGTGTAGCCGGCTTTGAAAGATGAAATCAGACCAGGGTATTCTTTCTGAACCATTTTCTCAATTCTGATGTCCTCAATAATATTGCAGACTGAAAAAGGAATGCCCTTACATCTCGAAGCGAATAGCTCGGCTCCGTCAGCAGGAGTATTTAAAGCGTGGGAAATCTCGTGGCCGATAAACAAATCAAGCACGTCGTTGTTGATCGTCTCCCAAAGTGGTAATTCAAGAACCCGTGTCTTGAGATTAAATGAAGCAGTATCAAAGTTACCCCGCTGAATAGTAATGTTTTCTCGAGCCAATAATTTAGCCACCATAGATTTGACCTCGGTGCTCATTAGCTTCTCGATTTTCTTGTTTTGATTGTTTTTAGTATCGTAATCCATATTCCCTTTCTTTCT